ATCGAGGTTTTGACTTATTTTTGCGCCGAGATGCGTCTGCTCCTGTTTCTCGTAAACAGTAGTGGTAAGGATTGTATGTCTGGCATACAATTTGAATACAGAAGTTCTACTAATCACACCAGCAATTCTATCCATCATGTTTCTTACTATTAAGTAAGCCCCTTGATGTCGCACTGAATAGCACTGTAAACTGAAACTGAAAAGGGAGGTTTACAGGGATGGTTCTTAAGGATGTTGAGGAGGGTTCCCGTTGATACAACTGATATAAAAACGTAGCTTACATGAATTTTAACGAAAAAGAAAATAAAAATAACTTTTCCCAGTCATCTGGTGAATCTAACTCGTTGCCCTCCGCAACATCCTCAAAACCCTCCCTCAGTGGTGTAGTTTCTAGAACTTCTGTTGAAGACATTATTAACTCTAATGTCTATCGAAAGTATATTGGGAACATCACCACTTCTTGTCTATTAAAAGGCAATACTGATGTGTCTGTCAAACCTGTTCTTTACGAGATTGGTCTCCGATCCTGTGATGAAAAAGAGGTTTTCAAACGTGTTAGCCCTCAGTATGGTATTGCTCAAACAATTACCACTTCTCAGGTTGTATTGTCTGAATTGACTGGATTACACAAACGTTTTCCAGCTTTTTCCGGTATTTTCGAGTATTGTGATTTGAGTGCTATTGGCCATCAACTAGGTCGTGCACTTGGGTTCTATACTAGTACCGGTACTTTGAATTGTGCTATGATCCGTGGCGGTGAAGAAGCTAGTATTATCCATTTGGGAACTAGCGTCGATCCCGTTTCGGCTAGCCGAAACAGTGTCTTCATTCCTCGGGATTTGCATCTTGATGATTGTCCTGGCGCTTTTTATGTACTTGCTGCCTCTGCGAATGCTTATGGTAGTACCGTATTTTCCAATTTTACTCCTGTAGATGCAGCTGGTAGTGTCATTTTGAATGAACCAGTTGACGAAAGTTGTGTTATTGGTGTCTTTCAAGCTATGCGTATCTTACTTAAGTTGTATAGCGATTCTGGCTACGGTGATGTAATGGCATTAGCTATTACTCGCGGTTTGCACTCTTCTCTATCTGTTGTGGGCCATACTGATGAAGGCGCGTACATGCGACGTGTTTTTAGACGTGGTGGCTATGCTGCACCTTTTGGTGGTATTTTGTCTAATGAACCAAAAGGTTACCGTGGTATCCCAATTCCTGTCTCTCGTAACCGAGCGATTATTACTGGGATTATTGATGGTATTGCTTTGGCTACTGCAGGCCTTGTGTCTGTTTGTGCACCGACTTGTCTTAAAGATGGTCTTGTTTATCCTCGTGTTTTCTCGTCTAGTGCTTTGACACCTGACGGTAAAGCATTAGAGATCGCTCGACGAATCTCTGAATCTAGTGGTGAGTTTAGTGAGCTTTATTGTAAAAGTCTTGCAACACTCTTCGGTGTTACTGGTTCTGATGCTCTGTCCTCTCGAGCTCTGCAAGCTGCTTTTGCAAGTTGTTGTGCTGAGAGTGATCGACATCTAAAGTATGAAACTGTTTCACCATTCTATTGGATTGAGCCCACTTCACTTTTTTCTCAAAACTTTGCTACTCCAAGTAATGATGCAGGTTTTGGGTGTCTTACTCTTACTACTGAGAAGAAAGAGATCAGTCTCTTTCCCGAAGCTAAAGAACTCAGTAATTATGCTAGTGCGACAATGATTACTTATGAACATCGAAGTGCTCGTACTGTAGGGTACGCGCTTCATTGCTCAAGTAATGTTTTAGATGGTTTAGCCTACGTCCTGCCAGCACAATTTGCACCCGATGAAGTTGTACTCTGTGGTAGTGTCGAAGGTCCTAATCATCTTATTGATCAGCGAAGTCCCTTATCCAGCTATATGTGGGTTAGAGGTCAAAGTCCCATTCCTGCACCTGCGGAGTTCATCTACACAGGCGGTCATGTTAAGGCATACGTCCTTCATGCATACATGGATCCTGATACTTTTTTGTTCAGTAACAATCACACTGTTATGCGTGGTGAAATGAATAATAAAGTTGAGATTACTTGCGCTGCTCCGAATGCTGTCAAGTCTGGTAAATTGGGTGTAGTACCGCGTGATATCTGCCGAAAGCGGAATTGTGGTGCTGAAGCCCTTATGAATGCAGTGATCCGGTCTGGTGCATCTGCTGAAGCAGATTACGGTTCTTTTATTTTTAGTAAAAGTGCTGTCAAAATTGCGCGAGTGTCTGATCCTCTTCCACCCATCTTACAGGTTGATTCTAGTGCATTAGAGCAATCTCAGTCTCGTAGTCATGAACTGAAAGGTAATAAATTGCCTGTCATAGGTTTGGGACTACCTGCTAATGGTATTCCTCCCCCTGCTGTTCGAAGAGTGATTGGTGGTGACACGACTTTTACCATAAAGGGGGGCATTTTGAAGAAGACCGGTCAACTACGTAATGATGGCCCAGTCGGTAAGAGTGTTCCTGGAACTGTCAGTTCTAGTACTGTTACCCCACTTACACCTATTAGTCAGTCCAAGGTTACTAGTAACAATGAATTTAAATCTTTGATGAATGCTGTTGGTAAGCGGGGCGGTAAGACAAGTGCTAGTGTACTCACTCCTGCTGAGATGGCTGATACTGTTACTGCTGCGGCCGTTATTGAGGATTATGTTAAAGAGGCAGGGCTGTCTGAGACTTATAATGTATTTGAGCAAGCCCGTTTATCTATGTTAACTGAGGGTTATAGTGAAGACTATATTAATGCGGCCTTAATGACTGCAGGTGACAGCTTGTCAACTTATGTTGATACTGCTTATCCAACTGGTGATTTGAATATTGTTATGAACCTTCCATCGGAGACTTCTGCCGGTGTTGAACATGGTTCCATGGAAGAAGGCGCTGCACCTCCTGGTGCAGTGCCCCAGTAATGAGTTTGTTACGAGCTGCCCAGGAGAGATCGCAATCTCTTGGGCTTATAGGTTCTAAACTGCTTGAGCATGTAAATAATAGTAATGTAGATATAGAAAATTTTCCTCTCAGTCTTTATGAGCAGCAGGTTGAGGTTGAAAGGTTAGGTCGGGAGTTTGGTTCATTCTTAGCATTGGCAGTAAGTGTCCTGCTATGTGATGTTTTTATACAACTCCCTTTATCTGACGCTCTCATATTGGCTCTTGCTGACCTCTGTCTTGAGCCTCTTAAACCTAAGCCTGGTGCATCTGACTGGGATCTTAGTAAAGAGAAACTGCTGCACAAACTCCCGATTAAGCCAATGAATGAGGCAAGCACAAAAACTAACGTCTTCTTCACTGAAGTTTATGCCGATGTCTCTTTGACCTTTCCAAGAGTTGCGGGCCGGTTACAGAAACTTTCACGGTTTTTTATCGGACTCTATAATGATCAAGCGTGTGCTGTCGTATTGATGGCCTGTGCACTTCGAAATCATGTTGATCTATATGCTGAGCTCTGTTTACGTTTTTTACATGACCCTGAGGGCTGTAAATCTTTAACTACGATCCTTAAAGGTAGTGGGAACAACAGTACTTTTCTAGGTGCAATGTTATGTGAGTGTCAGTGCTTGCAAGGCCGCGGTGTCAATATCCCTGATATAAGGTCTCAATGTCTTGAACGTGTTGGAGAAGCTGGCCATGAGAAGGCTCCACAGCTTTTTAGTGATAACACCCTTCGACAAGCGATACGGACAGTTATCGATATGGAAGTTGATTTGACAAAATATAGATATAAGACGATGGACTCTTTTTGGTCTAGCCGGTGGCTTTGGTGTGTAAATGGATCTCATAGTAGGTCTCTTGAGCGCCATGAACCTAATCTGGGACTGTCTTTTTCTTCAAGAGCTCATCGTCGAGTTGCAATGGAGAATTGGAAGTCCAATCCTCTTGAGAACTGGAGCGGTATGACTTATGTGTCTGCAAGCATTAAGCTCGAGAATGGAAAAAGTCGTCTTTTGCTCTCGTGTGATACAAGAAATTATATGGCGTTTACACATTTCCTGGCTCCCGTTGAAAAGTGTTGGCGGAACCTACGCACTGTTCTTGACCCTGGATCCTTAGGGCAGACTGAGCTTGTTGACCGCATCCGGAATCTCAAAGGGTCTGTATATGTAATGATGGACTACGATGACTTTAACGCGCAACATACTTTACGTGCACAGGAAATTGTAATTGAAGAGCTTGCTGACAAGATCGGCTATCCAGTCGGTATGACACAGGTCTTGCGACAAAGTCTGTATCGTATGCAAGTTTCATACAAGGGCGAGGATCTTGGCTTCATCAGTTCTACGTTGATGTCTGGGCATCGCGCGACAACGTTCTTTAATAGCATACTTAATAGTGCATACATTTACTGTATTGCTCCTGAGGCATGGCTTAACTTTGAGAGCTTGCATACAGGTGATGATATCGTTGCACGTGTGGACTCTGTCCAAAAAGTATCTGATCTCTTTTCTGTATTAAAGAACAGTGGGCTCAAAGCTAACCCCATGAAGCAAAGTGTCGGACCCAATACTGCTGAGTTTCTGAGAATGGCAATCAACAAGAATTTTTCGATTGGATATGTTGCAAGGGCGATATCTTCTTGTATATCTGGTAATTGGGTCAGCCCCAATCCAATGAAGCCCCAGGAAGCTATAGTGAGTATAATAACATCCGTACGTAGTGTCATGAACCGATGCAATGATGACAGTATGCATAAATTATTTATAAGAAGTGCCAACAGGTTGACTGGTATCAGTCGTCGGCTTGTGGCCCCGTTGCTATCGGGTGAAATAGCTTATGGGCAAGGCCCTGTATATAGAACGGACTATTGTTGGTCCGGTTTTGATATCAATGTTACATTTGATGAACCTAAGTTTGAAACGGTTGAACTTGCATCTTATGCTACTATTGAATATTTAAGTAAACACACCACACCTATCGAGCGTAGAGCTATGTTAGAATCTGGAGTATCTGTTAAAAGAATGATGTTAGAGGCGTCTTACGCTAAGAGTCTAGCTCAGGATAACAGTGCCAACATGATTGGAACATTGTCTATACATAAGAGGGGTGTACGGCGTGTTGAAAGAGTGTGTAATAGTAGTGATGCAGTTAAGATCGCGAAGAATGAAGGTGAATTAATTAAGTATCCATTATTATCATTGGTTAAGGATAGGTTACCTAGTAGCCTTGTACGTAGTTTACTACATGAACTTGGTGTTGAAGTGGGAACTGATCTTATGAAGACAGCTTGGGGCTCTGAGTCTCGAGGTGTCACTATCATGGGTCGGCTACCATATTCTGAAGCATCATCTCTATGCAAAAAAGTTGGAGGCTGGGCGGTGTATGTTACATCCCCGATTCTAATGTAGTTAGAGAGGACCCTCTTTAACTGGATTGAGGAAGGAATAGTTG